TGTTCGTTCTCGGGGTCGTACTCATCCTCGTAGCAGGTCCGCAGCCGCCAGGCACCGAAGCCGCCGCCGACCGCCTCCTCGAAAGCGTTGTCGTAGGCCTCGGTTGCGACGCTATCCTGCTCGTCTGCCCGGAAGAGCATGTCGCACGTATCGGCGAGACGATCGTTGACCGCGCCGTCCTTAGCAACAAAGTCGACGGTGACGCGGCTGTTGCGGTACTCGTTGATGATGCGAATAACCGCTAAGTGAACCTTGTTGACCTCAAAGCGCGGCTTGTTCTCGAACTGGTAACCGAGCGGGCCTTCCCACTGCGCCCCGCTGATCGAGTAGAAGCGCCGATCCTGCAAGCATTGCAGCCGCTCGTCCCGCAGCGCCGACTGGATGTCGTCAAACTGCGACATCGCCTCTTGATGAAGCTTGTCGAGACGCTCGCTCTTTGTCATTCGGACCATTCGGTCACCATCGGTTGGCTATCGGAATCGGCGTCACCACGGCGGGCGTGGCTGAGACCTTCGCCCGGCGCACGCCCTCGAGCGCATATCGTAGCGCATCTATGCAGTGATTGTCGCGGTCGGCGAGAGCAGGTAAGACCATGCCTGTCAACGGGTCCGTCTTGTAGCTGTAGAGCGACAGCTCGTCGATCAGATGCTGACAGCGCGGGTGCACGACGATATCGAAGCTCTTGAGCCACTCGATGCCTTCCTCGACCGACTTCGGCCCCTTCACCGCGGGCAGGATCTTCGGGAAGCCGTGCCGCCGCATGTGGCTGATGGTCTCGGGCCGCGCCGAGTCCGCGATGATCGGCCAGCGCTCGGCGTCCGGCACGGTCATAAACAGGTCTGGCGTCGACGTAATCTCGCACCCGACCATGTATGCCTCGTAATCGACGTACAACGTCCTCCCAGCGATGTAGCAGCGCACCAGCACCGTGGGGTCGACTGCAAAGCCCCAGTCCGCCCCAAGCCGGTGTATGGCGTCTGGCGGGGCCTCGAATTCCTCGATGCGCCAGTTGCGGAACACGCGCGCCTCGCTGTTTGTCAGATACGACCCCATCCAGACGTGGCTGTACTTCTCAGGGTCGCGCGAGCGGTCGTATTCCATCTCGGCCTTCAACTCATCCGGGAACCACGGGTTATCCGTGTAGTTCACCTCTCGGATGATCGAGTCGGGCGGCGGAACCTCACCGCGGAGCAGCGCATCGACCGGATCGCTCGCCTGGTTCGGGTTCCAGGTAAACCAAAGCTCGGACCCGCCCTTTCGCATCGTCGGGCGCAGGAGATCGAGACTGCGCTGGCTTAGGCTCTGCGCCTCCTCAACCCACGCGCAATCGTAGCCTTCAAGCGACTTGATGCTGTCCGCCGTGTGGTTCTGCATCCCCTGGAAGATAATCAAGCCGTCGCCGTGCTTCGACTTGATGACCGACTCCTGAACCTCGAAGTAAGCGCCTGCGCCCATCTGCTCAATCTTCAGCTCGAGCAGGCGCTTGACCGACTGCGCCAGGCTCTTCTGCACCTCACGCACGCAGACCGTGCGCCGCCGCTGGTCCATCAGATGCGCCTCGACGACCATCTCGGCAAAGAAGTGCGACTTGCCAGAGCCTCGCCCCCCATGCGCGCCCTTGTAGCGGGAGGGTTGCAGGAACGGGAGGCCCCATTCGGGGGTTTGGATCTGGAGCGTGCTCAACGCTTAATCACGCGCTCGATCTTTCGGATCTCAATCGGCGCGCCATCAACGCCCGTGTGCTCGTGGTGCTGAACCTCTTTCCACCGCATCTGCGTCTTGCTCCACCAGATCGCCGCCGCCGTATCACCGGCCATGACCTTCTGGAACAGAGTCTTGCCAACCTGCCCGTTTGCCTTTGCCTTGCCAGACATAAGCTCTTGAGCGAAGTGCTTGCGTAGCGTGTCGGCGTCGATTCCGTCGCGTACAAGCACCGCGATCTGCTCGAAAGGCAAGCCGTAACCTGAAAGCGCCTCGACCTGCTTTCGCTCAGCGTCAGTCGGCTTAAACGGCGGCTGACCTGCGCCTGGGCGCGCTCCGCCGTGCCCGTTTGTCTTTTTTACATCCGAAGTTTCAAGTGTAGGCTTCTTTGTTGCCATTGCTAGCCTCCGCGAAAGGTTGTCCAGTTTCTGCGTGTGTTGCTTGCTTTCCAGTGTAGTCCTGCCAGCGCTTGATGATGACATCGCAATACTTTGGGTCGAGTTCGATCAATCGCGCGGCTTTTCCGTGCTTTTCAGCCGCGATCATCGTCGTGCCCGTCCCGCCAAATGGATCGACCACGCATTTTGATTTTGGCCCGGCCGCAGTCATTGCCCACTCGGCAAGTTCAATCGGCATCGTCGCGCGGTGAATGCCCGAAAACTCGCGCTGTCCTTTCCCGATGCGGATGACGTTGGTTTCCGATCCGTGGAAATCCGCCAAAGGCAGGGCACGTGACGCACCAGTCTCGGGCGACAAAATGAACAACCACTCGAACACATTGGTCAGCACGTTGCGCTGCATTTGCGGCGCTCCGTTCCCTTTGTCCCATATGGCGACATCGACCAAGTGATCGGAATATTCGGCTTGCCAGCGCGATAAATTGCGTTTGTTGTTGGCAAGCGTTTGCACGTTGCAAACGATACAGTCCGTGTTCGCCAGCGCGAGATTCGTCCACCCACGCATTAGGTCCGGCCATTGATCGGGGTCGTCGTCGTGCGTGGCGTATAGCGACTGCCGCTGTTCCGCACCTTTGACGTACTTGTCGCGCAATTTCGCATTTTCCCCTACCCCATAAGGCGGCGAGGAAAAAACCATCGAAGGCCCGACGATTTCCAGCCTGTCCCAATCGTCGGCGGACGTCGCGTCGCCACATACCAGCCGGTGCCTCCCCATGATCCAAACGTCGCCCGGCACGGTGACCGGCTCCTCTGGCGGCTCCGGAACCTCGTCCTCGTCAGTCAGCGCCGCGGGCACCTCCTCTGGTGTCAGCGCCGCGATCTCCTCTGCGCTGAACCCGGTTAGATCGAGATCAAACCCGAGCCCTTCAAGCTCACCAAACTCAAGCGCCAAAAGCGACTCATCCCATCCTGCGTTCAGCGCCAGCTTATTGTCCGCGATGACGTAGGCGCGCTTCTGGGCGTCGGTCCATCCTGCCGCGACGATGACGGGCACCTCCGCCATGCCGAGTTTACGTGCCGCCATCAAGCGGCCATGCCCCGCGATGACCTGCTCGGTCTCGTCGATCAGGATAGGCGTCGTCCATCCCCATTCTTTGATGCTGGCGGCGATCTGCGCCACCTGGGCGTCGCTATGCGTTCGACTGTTGCGCGCATACGGGATCAGCTTCTCGACCGCCCGTTGCTCGATCCTTTCAGGGTGACGCGTCACCGACCACCTCAATCAATTTATCAAGATAATGGCGCGCCTTGTGTAAGTCCTGCACGCCGCCCTTGTCCTTCCATCTGGTCACATATTTTACAACATTGCCTTCAAAAAATCCGAGCCCGTTCGCCGCGATGAAGTCCCACGGCTGGACGGTCTTGCCCTTGTAGTGATCCCCGCCGACCTGGCGGGAGTTGGGGTCGTTGCTCATTATATACTCCGCCCTCAGAAATTGTTTTCGAGATTAATGCGGACGAACTTATAAAGATCTGGCCGCTTTGATTTCATTATTGTCGCGTCCTTGTTCCGCGACCGCAGCCTTTGCCCGAACCTGTCCCACCACAACCAATAGTTTGCCTTATTCTCAACGGGAGTATTAGCGAATACCTTCACCGACAAATACCGCCCAGTCGGATCGGTGTTTCTAGTGTAGACGCTCCACTCCGAGCCGTACATCTCGCGCAGCTCGAACGCCTCCTCAAATCCTTCGGGAACATTCCCAGAAAACATCCTCATCTTCTTCCTTCTCCTCCTGCGTAACTTTGTCGCCGCTGCGGTAACAAGTAACAGTAACACACCCCATTTTCATATATGGGGGTGTGATTACGTGTTACCTGTTACCACCGCCTAGCCCCCAACCCATTTACCGTAAATTTATATGCTGTTACCACGTGTTACCGCTCCCCGCCTATTCATCAATTGATAGAACCATCTGAGCCGCCGTGCCGGGGTCCACGACGAGCCATCCACCGGGATGAGACGTGATAATTTCCGCGGCCAGCAGGTTATATATGATTCGTCCGCTGGCGCTTTCCTTGGCGTAGACTTTGGCAGTAGACTCCTTCGTTCCCTCATGGTTGATTAAATACGAAATAATATCTTCCTTTGAAACAAAGGGTTTTCCCTCGATTATCTCTCGATTACCTCGACGCCACGCATTACCCAGACGCCGAATATCTCCCGCCGCCTGGGTCTCCTTCTTTTTTGGTTGTTGCTCCTCCGCTTCCGCCTCGGCGAACACTGCGCCCTTGATCTCCTCGCCATCCTCATCGAACCATCCGAGCGCCACGGTCTGCATCTTTCCGTGCAACGGCTGCGGCATTTCCGCGTCTTTCATCTTGGTGCAGGAGATCTCGATAGTGCCGGTCTCCTGCCGCTGAACGAGGATTGAGGAGTCCACCGAGGCCTTCCAGGCGGAGCTCCCGCGGGCGCGCCCTTTGGCATCGACGCTGTTGCCGACGTGGTGGACGATGGCAACGCCTGCTTTGAACACGCTGGAGACGATGCCGAGCTGGCTCAAAAAGCGCCTGGCGTCCTTGCTCGAGTTCTCGTCGTTCTCCATGTGCGCGTTGAGGGTATCGACGATGATGTAAGCCACCTGGTCGTCGTCTGCCACGATATCCCGCACGGCTCGGATGATCTGCGACGAGGCGTCGTGCGCGTCGATATCAATGGCCTTGTTGGTGATGAGAAGATCGTCAATGCGATCGACGCCGTGGTGGCGGCACCAGGACGCGATGCGCTGGCGCAGGCCGTAGTGCCCTTCGCCGGCGAGATAGACAACGATGCCGGCTTTCGTCTTGAGCCCGCGCCACGGCTTGCCGGTGGCGATATGGCAAGCCACGTCGAGCATCATCATGGTCTTGCCGCCGCCAGACTCGCCGAACACCATCGAGATGGAGTTGTCTGGAATCCAGCCTTTCACAACCCACGGCAGAGGCGACGGCTGCCCGAGATAGGATGTCGCCCGCGTCAGATAATAGTCGGCGCTCTTGGCTCGCTCGGCCGCGATGATGGCCTCGGCTGCGTCTGAACCTATCGCCACGCTCGCCGCCACGTCCGCCTCGGGCTCGTAGCGTGCGACGGAGCGAGCGATCTGGCTGACCTCGCTGGTGGGAAGCGGGATCTCGCAGCGCGTCTCGTTGATGACGGTCAGCGCCGCCAGGATCTCCGCCTCGGCCATGCCGAAGCTGCGCATGGCGCCGCCCAGCGCGGTGAGTCCGCTGTTCCGGTTGCCCTGAATGAGATTGCCGTTAGCCGCAGGCACGACGCTCTTGCGCTGCGCCTGCATGGCATTGAGCCATCGGGTCTTGAGCGTCGCAGGCGCAACGCCGTCGAACGGGTCGGACGACGCCTCCCACTCATAGGTGTTGCCGTTGATCTCGGACGGGAAGGCCAGGAAATAGCGCCCGTCGCTCAGTAGATCGACGCCCTGCTCGAGCTTGCAGGATCGAACGCCATCGACGTAGGCGAAAAGCCAGTGCTGTCCACCGCCCGCGGTGAGCTGGCACGGCCCGTCGTCGTCATGGTCTCCGTTGGCGTCTAGCCAGTCCCGCCAGCCGTCATTGCCGCCGTTGCGAGGGTCGATATCGCAGACGATGAGACCGGAGACGGCGCCCGCTGCGATGCCGACGTTGTAGTCGGGGTTTTCCTGCCACCAGCGTTTGATCTGCTCGGGGTCGGTTGTCGCATCGTTGACGCCGTGACGCGTGGCGGGCGTCTTGGCGTTGGGGAGCACGGGCAGAACATGCCAGCCCCACGAGGCGTATGCGAGCGCGGCGTCAGCCTTCGTTGTCATTCGTTTCCGCCCGCAGCTCTCTTCGTGTTTTCACCTCCAGCTCATACTGCCGCGCCATCGGCGGGTATTTACCCCATCGACTGATGACGTGCGGCCAGATGTCGAGCGCCTGGGCGAGAGCCTTCTTGGTCCCGTAGAACTTGATTGCCTCGTCTGTTGTCATTCCTGATTTACCTTTTGTTGAAGCATTTAGGTGTTGACACCATAAGCGAGAGCCTCTAGTATTTCAACCATGCGCGAACGGATTCACCGAAGGCGCAGGAAGGAGAGAAAAATGGAAGAGTTCGTAAT